ATGGTTAGGTTGGGAAGTGACGTCCTACCTGTTTATACTGAGCCTACTTGGTCTTACTTCTGGCGCAAGCCTGATGTACGACAATATTGTGAGAAGCACTTCGCTGACGTCGGCGCAACGGCTCGTGAATTTGATGTTAGGTTGTCTATGCACCCTGGTCAGTTTACTGTACTTGCATCAGATAACGAAGATATTGTAAATAGAAGTATAGAGGAGTTTGAGTATCATGTTTGTATCGCAAAGTGGATGGGCTATGCCCGTGAATTTCAAGACTTCAAGATCAACGTCCACATCTCGGGTCGAAAAGGTCCACAAGGCATCAAAGACGCCCTCAAGAGACTCTCGCCCGAAGCAAGAAAAACAATCACAATCGAAAACGACGAAAACAAATGGGGACTCGAACACAGCCTCGAACTTGCAGAACATGTCGCACTCGTTCTTGACATACACCACCACTGGTGCCGTGAAGGTGAATACATTCTACCCACCGATGATAGATTTAGTCGTGTAATAGATTCGTGGCGCGGTGTACGTCCTGTAATTCATTACAGTGTATCTCGTGAAGATTGTCTTGTAGATTTCCCAACAGATATTAAGCCCGATATGGCAACACTACTTGAAACAGGCTATAAGAAAGCAAAACTTAGAGCACACAGTGATTATATGTGGAATGACAGTGTAAATGATTGGGCGTTAGAGTTTTTGGATTATGCAGATATCATGGTAGAATCAAAAGCAAAAAATTTGGCTAGTGTTGAACTATATAAATATTACAACACAAAATTAGGAGACAATAATGTTAAAGTGGCTTAAAAATATTTTCATGCCAGCAGATTTAGAAAAAGAAGCACCATTAGTTCTTGATAAACCTGTTGTAATGAAAAAAGCAGAACTAACAAAGATGACAAAGAATGATCTAGAACAACTAGGTCGTGCCCATGGCATTGAGTTAGACAAAAGATTAACCAAGGCTAAATTGGTTGATCAACTATGGAAAGCAGTAAAACCTAAAAAATAAGGAGATTACTATGTTAGACAAATTCAAAGGTTGGGTAGCAAAACGTTTCACAGAAAGAACTTCTTGGGACGGTGCGGCACTTATTGCACTAGGTATTGTGGTGCTGATTGCTAAACCTTTTGCCGGATTACTAGCCTATGCGGCGATCGCATACGGCGCATGGACAATTTACAAATCAGAGTAAATTACATTTTTCCAATTGGTTTGTCTGTGCTTACAGACATATCCCAAACTAGACGCTTTTCAACACCACGTTTTTGTGCGAATCTTTTAGGATCACATTTAGGACACACATGAAAATGATTGTTAGATAAGCGTCTAGGATCAACTTTTCCTTTATCTCTCTCAAACTCTTCTTCACAGTTATCACACTTGAATATGCAAATACTTTTCTTACGCAAATAAGGATGGTGTTTGCCCTTTTTACTGCGTCTAACGTATGATTTGGTAACGATATCAGTTCTTAAGTACATGCACATATTTACACTCGGATTATAAAAAGAATATATAAATACTGTCATGAGCATCGTAACATTAACAGACACTGCTAAACAACAAATGGTTGATATGCTTACAGAGCATAAAAAAGCGGCTGTGCGTTTAAGTTTACGAGGCGGTGGTTGTGCAGGTTTTAAGTATGATTGGACACTTGAGGATGTAATAGATCCTGAAGATGAAACAATAGCACTAGAAACAGGCAAGTTTGTAATTGACCCTTCAAGTATTATGTACTTGTTTGGTAGTACAATTGACTATAAAAAGGAAGTATTTGGATCGTATTTCGCAATTGAGAATCCTAGTTCAACATCAAGTTGCGGTTGCGGAGAATCAGTAGGATTTTAAGACATGGCACGTAAAATTATTAACATTGGTACTACAGGAAATGATGCTACAGGTGATAGTATTAGAGAAGGCTTTAATAAAGTTAACCAAAACTTTACCGAGGTTTATTCTAAACTAGGACTTGAAGGTGGACTTAACTTCACAGCACTAGATGACACCCCTAGTACTATTACAGCAAACAGAATTATTAGTGTAAGCAACGACGGAGCATCTATTGTTGAGAAAACACTTGAAGGTGACGGCATTGGTGTTGATTTTGGTACTGATCCAACTAAAATTATTATTTCCAATACTGGTACAGAACTTTCTTTAGATAACACACCAGAACTAGGTGGTGACTTAAATGCACAAAGTTTCCTAATTGAAAACGTAGGTACTCCTGAGAAGTCAGGTGATGCTGTAAACAAAGGCTATGCTGATAGCACTTTCTTAGATGTTGCTGGTGATACAGCAACAGGTGTAATTTTATTAAATGACGGAAGCAATCCAAGAATTCCTTCAGCACTAGGTGAAGCAACAAACAAACAGTACGTAGATACAAAAGTTAAAAAAGACGGCGACACAATGACAGGTCCTTTGATCTTGTCTGAAGATCCTGCTTTTGGCGGTAATGTACTACAAGCGGCAACTAAACAATATGTTGACCAAAATAGTTTTAGTTCAAAAGAAAATATTTTTGTAAGTACAAACGGTAGAACAGAACAAGAAATGCTCGACGACGGTGTTAATCAAAGTCAAGTGGGTCGTAGCATGAGTTACGCATTTAAAACTGTTCGCGATGCTTGTTTCTATGCAGAAAGAATTATGTATGGTGACCAGCAATTAAAAGATAGTGGACTACTACCTGACTCACACATAGTTTATTTCAGGGCAGGCGGACGCAAGCCAGGAAATTACACTGTCAACCTAGCGGCAGACGGTACAGAAGATACAACAAACGTACTTGCTAACTCACTGCTAGTAAGAAACAGACAATGGTTACAAGAAGAAACTATTGCTTTTATTAACAGAGAAGTTGCTGACGGTGATGACACAGATGATTTTGCGGCAAACTTTACCTACAAACAAAACAAGTGTTATAGAGATGTTGGTTTAATTGTTGATGCTATTAGTTTCGATGCTACATATGGTGGTAACAGTAAAACAGTAGATGCCGCGGCATCATATTGGGATGGTGCGAACTCAAGAATTGACGGACAAAGAAACGAAACTGTTGCGGCAATTAATTTTATGAAAGACCTAGTACAAAATTATGTACTAACAAACACAGCCTATACTGCTCCTGTAGTAAGTTATTTTCCTACAGCAGTCGACTTGATTGAAAGAAACAAACAATTTGTTGCTGACGAAACTATTGCATATATTGATTCGCAGATTGCGGCAGGTAATGGTTTTTGGGCAGGGTTTACTTATGACAGTGCCAAATGTGAACGCGATACAAAATTAATTTTAGATGGCGTTGCGTTTGATCTTAAGAATGGCGGTAATTCAGAATCAAGAAAAAATGCCGCAAGGTACTGGGATGGTGCTACAAGTAAAGTTGCAGGACAACAAGACCAAACTGAAGCGGCACTTGACTATGCAAGAGACCTTGTTACAGATTATATTTTGACAAACACTACATTTACAAGTTTACAAACTGTAGATGGTGATAATACAACACAGTACATTGGGTCAACCAACGGTGAAGCAGGTGCGTCAACTAAAGTAGACACGCTGATGAACTTTATTGCTGATGTGATTCAAAACGGTTTAAGTGATTTGCCTGATCTAGTAGGCACAAGCGTAAACACCAGCGGTATTACACAAACTATTGATACTTCACTTACTGCTGAATCAGGAGCAAGTGCAAGATTTGGTTCACTTCTTGATATTATTACAAATGTAATTAACACAGGACTAAGTGCGTTACCTGCAAAAACAGGTGGTCAGGGTAGAGAACAAAACATCTTTGATCAAGAAATTACTATTCATGTTGAATCAGGAGTGTATGAAGAACTATTACCAATTAAGGTTCCTGATAATGTTTCAATCAAAGGTGATGAATTTAGACGTGTTATCTTACAACCAAAAGTAGGTGTACGTCCACCACAAAGATCATTAGACTTAGTTTATGAAAAAGGCGATCTAATTAAGTTTGACGGAAGTGCAAGTGTTAAAGCATCACGTTTCCGTGCTCACTATGATTCACAATACTCAAGAGCGGATACAAGTTCAGGTGTTAACACATCAGGTTCGCCAACAGCAAGATTAAAAGATCTCGCTTATTATCCTTTGAACGGAATGTATTTCGAATACAACAGTGTTAGATACTACATTAAAAATCCTGTTTTTGATCCTGACAGTGAAGATGATTTTTCAAGAGCAGATGTAAGTTTATACAGTGATATTAACTTAACAACTAGCACAACACTACAAGATGCATTACCAAACAACACTGTTCTAGAACTGAAAAAATTAAACCAGCACATGGACTGGTTCTTAATGAACAATACAACTATTCTACGTAATTTAAGTATGCGTAGACATCAAGGTTTCTGTATGGTGCTTGATCCAGAAGGACAGATCCTTACTAAATCACCATATGTACAAACTTGTTCAAGTTTCTCAGGACAAGGTGGCGGAGGTCAATATGTTGACGGTAACTCAGGCGTTCAATATGGTACTGTAGTTGACAATCCAGCAAGTGGTTTTGAAATTACTCTTAAAGGTCTTACAAGAAAAATTCAGTTACCGACTACTTTCTTATTCCAAGGCAGTGGCGGTACTGAAAAAGGCACATACAGAGTGATTGGTGCAACTGCTCCTATTGATGACGGAGACGGAAATAGTCCTGTTACATTTAAGCAAACACTAACACTTGCAAGTGATACAGAAATTACTACTAATACAAAAACATTGCCTAATGGAAACATTCCACAAGGTACAGAAATAAGAATTGAGACTGCTGGTAACAAGTCAATGACTTCAAATGACTATACACAGGTCAACTCAGACGGTTATGGACTTGTTGCAACCAACAACGGACTTGTTGAAACAGTTTCTGTGTTTACATACTACTGTGATATTGCATATTGGGCAAGAAACGGTGGACAGATTAGATCACTCAACGGATCAAATGCTTATGGACGTATTGCACTACAGGCAGAAGGTTCAGATCCAAATGAAAACGTACAAACAGGTCAAATTTTCTTCCGTGAACTTAACGGTACTGTAGAAGAAGATAGTACACGTAGAGACGGTACACAAGAAGTTACTATCCACAACCCTGCAGGCAACCAAGCAGATACAGGCGACACTGAATTATTTGTAAGAGATCTTGATTACAGAGTTGTAGAAGATAGTACACTGGTGTTGACAGAATTTAGTAGTAATGACGATGGAACAACTTATCGTGTAAACAGCACAGATGATGTAAGTGTATCAATCAGTGCAATTACTAATGCTGTAGAATGTGAAATTACAACTGTAACAGACCACTATTATAGAGATGGTGCAATGGTATTCTTAAGCGGAATCAATGCCAGTGGGCCTGACATTGATGGCACTTACTATGCTAAACGCACAGCGGCAAACAAATTTAAAATTTGTACAGATACTGCCCTAACACAGTTTGTGGACACTAGTTCACTAGAAGCATATACAGGCAGTGCTGGTGTTTCCAAAGGTGGTGGTAGATTAAAACTAAACTTATCCACTGCTCTAAAACTAGGTGAAGGCGTTAGCATCCCTGATGGAAGTAGAACAACTGTTAAGATGGGTAAAAAGGTTGTTGTTAGAGATTTAACAGATGCTCCAAGAGTTTTACCAAGTTCAGCATTGACTTTTGCAACAGGCGACAATACTGTATTTAGAATTTTAGCAACACAGCGTATTCAAGATTATGATGAGCCAGGTGATGTTAATGTAGATTATCAATTAATGACATTGGATTTGACATTCCCTCAAACAAGGTTTAATGGCGAAACAATTAAAGTAACAACTAGAATTTCTACACTTAGAGCAACAGGACACGACTTCCTAAACATTGGTTGGGGTAACTATGCTGACTCAAACTATCCAAACAATGTGTTTGGTGCTCCGCAAGGAAGACCAGACTTCAGTGCATCTCAAGCAAACGAAGCAATCGAAGTTGGTGCAGGTAGAGTATTCTATGCAAGTACTGACCAAGACGGTAACTTTAGAGTAGGTAGATTCTTCCGTGTTAACCAAGGTGATGGATCTGTTGAACTTAATGCTGAAATTGGTTTAACAAATGTTACTTCACTAGGCTTTGGTGCAGGTACAACAATTAATGAGTTCTCAGTAGATAGAGAAATGAGTGGTCAGTCAGACGATGCTGTACCAACAGAAGCAACGGCTGTTACATATCTAAACAGTGCTGTAATTGGTCAACATCAAGACGGTAGTGCTTTCCCAGAATGGAGTACATCAGGATCACAAACAGGTGGTACATTTGGTTTATTAAGTAGAGCAGGTTACAATTCAAGCAACCTTTCATGGAACCAAATGAAAGGCGACTTATCAATGGGTAGTTTTAAAATTATTAACCTAATTGATGGTACACAAGATAGCGATGCTGTTACTAAAAACTATGTAGACAATGTATTCCGCGGTGCAACTACTGATAGTATTAGAACAGATGTAAAAACATTCACGATGTTAAATGATAGCACACTAGATAGTGGTGCTATTGACATGAACGGAAACAGAATTAAATCATTACGCTTACCAGAAGATGGTTCAGATGCGGCAACTAAACAGTATGTAGATACACAAAATAGAATTGCTGGACTGGAAGGTGTTACTATCACAGGCGATCCTAATGATACAGATCTATTAATGTTCAATGGTAGTAATCACACAGACGGTTTAGGTAATCCAATCAATGATGCTGTAAACGTTGCACTAGATACAACTGTTGACCAAGTCGGTGGTTCTGAAACATTTGGTGAACCAACTGGCACGGGTAGTGATATTAGAATTACAAGAACAAACAACAGCATTAATATGCAACTTGCAACAGGTGCAGTTAAAAATGCTGATGTTTCAGTGGCGGCGGCAGTAGCACAAAGCAAATTAGACTTACAACTTGCTACAGATGAAACTTCTGCTCCAACAGGAACTGATGCAGTAAAACAAGCACGTAGTGGATTGGCAAGTTTTGATGAATTAAAGTTTGAAGTTACAGATGGATTTGTTGAATTAAGAGATGGTAGTGCAACAGAAGGTGTTGAACTAGATAAAATTAAATTTATTGGTAACAATACAATACTCGGTAACATTTCAGGCAGTTCAGGAAATGTCGGTGAACTTACTGGAGCAAATGTTAGAACAATTATTGACTTCAATAACAGTGTAGAAAGTTACATCACTGCAAACGTATTAGCCAACAACGAAGCAATCGTACAAGACGGTACGAATGCAATGACAGGTACGTTCCAAACTAATAAGATTCGTCCAACAACAGATGATAGTTTTACTATTGGACAAAATGATGCACGTTACAATGAAGCACATGTCATTACATACGTTGGACATATTTTAAAACAGCGTACACCGGCTGGTAGTGATTCTGAAGAAAGTTTACGTATCCAAGGTAATGGTTCTGAAAACGTTTTGGTGGTAGCAGACAATGCGGCGCAGATTACAGCGGCAAGTTTACCTGCGGTACAAACTACAGCAGATCTTGCTATTACAGATGATACAGATCCTGATTACATTGAATCAAGTTATCAACGTTCAGTGTTTATTGGTAAAGCAAGAAGATTAGAAACTGCAAGAACAATTTCATTAGGTGGCGAAGCAAGTGGTTCAATTACATTTGATGGTAGTCAAAATGAAACATTAACTGTAACACTTGATAACGATGCACTTGATGATCAATATATTAGACTGGATGGAACAACAGAGGCAACTGCAAGTATTTTACCTGCCGTGAATAATACACATGATTTAGGTTCAACAACTAAAAAATGGAACGAAGTACATGCTACGACATTTACAGGTGTTGCTAGTCAAGCACAATACGCTGACTTAGCAGAAAAATATATTGCTGACCAAGCCTACGAACCAGGTACAGTGTTAGTGTTTGGCGGCGATAATGAAGTTACTCAAAGCACACACGCAGGTGACACAAGGGTAGCAGGAGTTGTTTCGACACAACCTGCATACTTGATGAACAGTAGTTTAGAAGATGAACATACAGTTGACCTTGCACTACAAGGTCGTGTTCCAGTCAAAGTAACTGGTGTTGTAAGGAAAGGTGATCTACTAGTTACATCATCAGTTCCAGGTTATGCAAAAACAAATAACCAAACACAAGTAGGAACAGTTATTGGTAAAGCACTAGAAAACAAAACTGATCCTGGTGAAGGTGTTATTGAAATGGTTGTGGGTAGAGTATAGGTAAATATGAGTGTTAAGGAAAAGTAGATGGCTGACATTATTACAATAGGAACAAATCCAAACGATGGTACAGGTGATGATTTACGCACCGCTTTTACCAAAGTAAACACAGAGTTTGCTAGACTTGCCGCTCAAGGCGGAGGGTCTACTACAGCAGAAAATGTTGGCTTAGGACAAGGTCTTTTCAAAGAAAAAGATGAAAACAAAATTCAACTGCGTGGAATCAGATCAGGCAACAGTGCATTAACTGTTGAAACTGTAAACGATGACATTGTGATTACAAATGTCAATCCAGACCAAAATGTGTTTACAGCAATTCAGGGCGATGCCGGTGATGATAGTATTACTGCAACAAGTTCAAACACAACATTTGGTATTAAAGGCGGAACGAACGTAACCACAACTATTAGTGGAACAGACATTACAATCGATCTTGCTCCAGATATTTCATTAGATACTACTCCACAACTAGGCGGAAACTTAGATATAAATGGAAACAATATTACAGGCACTGGTGATATTTCTATTACAGGAGATTTAACAGTAAGCGGTGGGTTTGATGTAGGAACCATTACAGGTGATATCAAAGGTAGTGTGTTTGCAGACGATAGCACGGTAATTGTAGATGCTGTAAGTGGTACACTTTCAGGAGATTTAACAGGTGATGTAACTGGTAATGTTACTGGTAATGTAACAGGAAATTTAAGTGGCGGGTTCAATGGTGACATAAATTTTAATACACATGCATTAACAAACACAACATCAGGTGTACTAGGAGACACAAATTTTGCAAGATTCAGATTAGCACTTGGTGATTCAGACGAAGATTTACAGTTTCCTAATTTTACTAATGAAGAAACTCTAAACCCAGATGCAGGTTTAGTTTTCCGTATTAAAGACCAAGAATCATTAAACATTGAAGTGCAAGGTAGTGCAAACGATCAGGCTATTGTGCCTATTTCAATGTTGCATTACACATACTCAGGACAAGATGTAACAAATAATTATGAACAACTTATTTCGAGTGCCCACGTTGACAAAGGATCATCAGATCAAAAGTTTTTAGGAGCGTTTGGTTACAGAGTAGACAACAACGAAAACAGTTTCATTGTTAGGGTAGTTCCTAATGGACAGTTAATTGGTGAATCAAATGCAATTGGTAGCATTGGATTAGAAGTAAAACAAGACCAAAGTGTAATTTTAGATCAAACATTTAAGTTTAAAGATAATGAAATTTCAACATTAGATAGTAACCAACCTATTAAATTAAATCCTGCAGGCACAGGTACAGTAGACTTTTATGGTGCTTATCAGTTCCCAAGAGCATTAGGAAACGCAGGTCAAGTACTTAAAGTTCCTACTAGTGGTAATTTACTAGAATGGGGCACCGGCGGTGGCGCTGGTGGCGAGCCAGAAGCAATAAGTGGAGTTACACGAGCCAATCCAGGTGTGGTTACAACAACAGATGCACATGGTTTAAGTGATGGACAAGCAGTTACAATTACTGATGTACTTGGCATGACAGAACTTAACGGTAACGAGTACTATGCCGACGTTTTAACTTCGACAACTTTTGCACTATATTCAGACGACACACTAAGCACAACAGTTGATACTTCCGGCTTTACTACATATACATCAGGTGGTTTTGCAACAGGAGAAGCAAGTGGTAGTGGTGATGGTAGTTTTGTTGGATTGACAGACACACCTAGTTCATTTGCAGGCGGTGCAGGCGATGCTAATAAAATGGTTCAAGTTAATGCCGCAGGCGATGCATTAGAGTTCACTGCTATTGATAATATTGCTGATGCAACTTACATCGAAGGCAAAGGCTTTATGCCAAAGTCAGGCGGCACATTTACTGGAACAGTAACAGTTGATAATATTATTGCTACAAGTGCAAACGTTGACCTAGCAACAAGTGGCACACCTTTCAGAAGTGTACATGCACAAACATTCACAGGTAACTTAACAGGTGATGTTACTGGAGATGTAACAGGCGATGTTACTGGAAATTTAACTGGTAATGTTACAGGCAATGTTACTGGTAACGTTACAGGTAATATCACAAGCACAGGAACTAGCACACTTAATGATGTAACACTAACAGGTGCGTTGACTGTAAGTGGCGGAAGCATTACTGCAAACGTATCAGGTAACGTCACAGGTAATGTCACAGGTAATGTAACAGGTAATATCACAGGTACACTTACAGGTAATGTAACTGCTAACAGTGGAACAAGTGCATTTAACATTATAAACACTGCAAGTATGAGTGCAACTGGTAACGTCACTGCAAATACTTTTACAGGTAATTTAACAAGTGCAGGAACAAGTGCATTTAACAACGTAACTGTCAGCGGCAATATTTCAAATACTAGCGGAAGTGTTTCAGTCAACGATAATTTAAGCGTTACTGGCACAACAACACTAGAAGATGCTGTAACAATTAATGACAATTTAGATGTAAGCGGACAAACAGACTTAGGTGATATTCGTGTAACAGCAAATAATATTGAAACTTCTACATCAAATACAAATTTAAGAATTGCGGCAAACGGTACAGGTTTTGTTGAACTAGAAGGTGATATTAGAATTAATGGCCCAATGGCGTTTAGTGCTACAGATGATGTAACAATTGGTAGCACAGGAAATACATTTGCACTTAGCACAAGTACAGCCGTAACATTTATTACCATTGCTGATTGGACTAGTGTAAGTGCTGGTATTGCAAACGCAAGTTTAGCCGCAGGGCATGAAGGACAAATTAAAACAATCAAGGTTGTTAGTAAAGGAAACTATTCATTAGATGGTGTTACATTCTTTGATAGATTTTTACAGTTAACACTTACACTTAATGGTGCTTCTACAACATTTGATATTTCAAAAGATTATGATGTTGACGGTGCTACCATTGAAAACAACTACGGTGCTGTAACATTAATCTATCATACAGATAGTTGGTATGTCCTTAACGAATACGTTGTACCACCAAGCAGTGGATACTAATCCTTGAGGAGTAAGCATGGCCAAACCTAAATGGACAACAACTGCTGGTAGTCTTGGAACATTAGAAGAAAAAGTCAGCACTACCATTGATCTACAAGCAACAGGTGGCGATATTGTATTTTCGTTAATTGGTGGCGCTTTGCCGCCTGGCATGAGAATCAGTGGCGCACAAATTGTAGGTACACCATTTGAAGTTGCAAAAAATACAGCATATGAATTTGTAATCAGGGCCAAAAATGATGAAGGTGCAATAGACAGAACATTCAGTTTAATTGTACAAGGAAATGACGTTCCACTTTGGGTAACACCCGCAGGAGATCTTGATATTGGTCCTAACAGCGAATATTTCATTCTTAACAAAAGTCCAATTGATTACCAATTAGTTGCAACAGATACAGATACAAGAGCAGGCGGAACATTAGAATATTATCTAGATGATTTAAGTGGAGAACTACCTCCTGGTCTAGAGTTAACCAAAACAGGAAAAATACAAGGTATAATTGATTCTCCTTTGGTTTTAGATTACAAAGCCGCGAGCAGTAACTATGATAGACAAGAATTTGATTTGTTTCCATATGACTTCGGAGGTGGTGATACAGGCGGGGCCACTCCAAGATACCTAAACAGATATTATGAATTTGAAATTACAGTAACTGACGGAGTATCAAAAGAAAAAAGAAAGTTTAGAATTTTTGTTGTAAATGAACAACAGTTCAGAGCAGATACAACACAGTTATCAATTGACACGGAAACAATTATCGCAAGTGCTACATATCTAAGAGCACCAATTTTTACTACGCCTGCTAACTTAGGTACACGTAGAGCAAACAATTTTATTACTATTCCACTCGAAGTGTATGATCCAAATCAATATAGTGGTACAGTAACCTACAGCATAGTTCCATTAGAAGACAGCACAGCAAGCCAATTGCCTCCAGGGTTAGAAATTGACAGCACAAACGGAAACTTGTTTGGTAAGGTTCCTTATCAACCTGCTGTTACACAAACATTTAGATTTAGAATTAAAGCAGTGAGGCAAGATCCGTTTAACGATGAAACGTCTGAAAACTTTAGAACTTTTAACATAAAAATTCAAGGTGAAGTAGATAGTACTATTACTTTCCAAACAGATGAACTAGTTGGAACGTTACTTCCAAACCAAAACAGCACATTAAGAATTAGTGCTACCACAACACTTAAAGGTGCCGACGTAAGATACACTAAAACATCCGGGAGTCTACCTGGAGGCTTAACACTTACCAGTGATGGAACAATTATTGGTAAAGTACAACAGGTCGCAGATGAAGGTGAATCAAATGGTTTAACAACTATCGATTTAGCAGATTATGGCCTAAACAGTTTTTTACTTGACGGCGGAACAACCTCGATTGACAAAGAATTTAGATTCACTGTCCAAGCAAGAGATTATTATCTACAAAGTGCCGTAACTAAAGATTTTAAAATTAGAGTTGACGCTGATACAACTACTCAGTTTAGTAATATCTATCTAAAGCCGTTGCTTAACAAAACCAGCAGAACAAGTTTTTACAACTTTATAACCAGTGATAATATTTTTCCTATAAAGTCAATTTACAGACCAAACGATCCTAGTTTTGGTATTCAGAAAGAAATGAAGATGTTGCTACAACATGGTATTGAAACAGTAGCAATAGAAAAATATGTACCCGGCTTGGTAACAAACTTTGCTAGAAAGAAATACAAATTTGGTGATATCAAAAGTGCAGAAGCAAAAGAAAACAACAAAGTAATATATGAAGTTGTTTATCTTGAAATGTTTGATGATCTAGAGAACAGCGGGGGAACAATCAAGGACAAGATTGATATTAGTAAGTATGGAAACAAGATTGATGCTTCACAAACAAAATTCAAGATCAGTGATAATTATATCACCATTGATCAATTGGTAGAAAAGTTTGTATATCCTAATAGTACCACAATTATGAAGGAAAAACTACAGGCTATTTTACCAGAAAACGATAGTACTAGAATCTTAATTAACGAAGGATTTTTACCACTTTGGATGAGTAGTGTACAAACAGCAACAGGAAATGCACTGGGCTACACTAAAGCAGTCCCGATTGCGTTCGTTGAGCCGGGCTCTAGCATAAGTATTATTAAGAATATCAAAGAAAGCAATTTTGATTTCAAGACGCTGAATTTTGACATCGACCGCTTAACCATAGATAGTGTCGAAGGTCAAAAAGGCGATAAATACATTGCATTTCCAAAAAGGAAGGTAATATAAAATGGCAAGTAATATTAATACAGCAAACATTGACGCGGATTATCCCGTAGCAGGTCAAGATAACGATTCGCAAGGTTTTAGAGATAACTTTACGAACATCAAAACTGGACTAGCAACAGCAAAAAGTGAAATCACTGCTTTGCAGAGTGAGTCACCTAAACTAAATGCAAACAATAACTTTAATGGTTACATTATTCAAAATGCAAACCTAAAAGATATTGCTTTCCAAAGCCCAAGTGCTTCATACACAACTGCTAATGATACAATCGACTACAGTGACGGACAGTATCAAAGAGTTATTATTGGACAAAGTGAAGCAACTGGTAAAGTTAATCTAGCATTTAGTAATTTTCCTGCTTCAGGTCAAATGGGCAAATTAAGATTACACATCACAGGTTCGTCAAGCATTATTGATGACGGTGATGACTTAGCATTTAACTTTACTATTCCATCAGGTAACGTATACAGAAATAGTGCAGACACATACTACGATGAGTCAAATACAAAGTATCTTATTGATGCTAGTGAAACAGATATCAAAAACAAAGTTTTGATGTTTGATGTTTGGGCTGTAGAAACAAGTGCAGGTGTTCCAACATCTTTGTTTGTTGAATTCGTAGGCAAATACGAGAAATAATAAATGCACCCACTAGGTGAAGATGTAAGTCAATTAAATGACAGTCAGTTAGAGGACAAGTTAAGGCAACTTCAAAAGCGTCTTCTAACTGCATCACGTTTTCCTAATCAAGAACTTACTCAGCAAATCAACATGTTGCTAACTATGTATAGAGAAGAACAAAGTAAACGTCAAAGAAAAGCCTTTAACGATCAACTTAAACAATCTCAAAAAGAAGTTAACACAGATTTGAAAGAGTTAGTAAATGTCGACAGAACATGATGACGCAGTAATAAATTATTTTCATTGGGAAACTACCTTTGATGCTACAGTATTAATTGACGATATTGTTTATCCAAACAATTATAATGTAAAAGTTTCCTTTATTCCTAAAACAAGTGATATCAAATTACAAAACAATAGTTTCGATAGGTTAAAATACCTGCTTAATAAGTTATGTGAAAACAGCGTAATTATTAGTCCAAAAAGTTCTTTACAATCTGTATTTTTCAAAATGCCGGTGAATAAAATATTACTTCCAGGCAATCCATATGATCAACTGCTTGGCATTTGCTTATTCCACAAAATTACAAGCATTGCAGGAAAATATATTCATTTTGATAATTTAATCATTGACAGTAAACTAGGTGATAGTGTACAATATACTGTAGATGAGAATAGTTATGAAAATTACAACCTGCCTAAAACAGACAATTGGATCAGTGATCTTATCAAAGAGCCATGGTGGTTCCGAAATGATACAGCAACATTTGACCAAGTTACTGGAGAAACTGAACATTGGACAGGTGCTCACACTTGGAGAGAATTAGGTTATGGATCAAATGCAGAACAAAAATCAACATTCAATCCAACAATCATCGACGGCGGTCGATCTAAACAGCAATAGTCAAGCAATTCTCAAAGAAAAGCAAATACTAGAACTTATCTATCAGGATAAATGGCACAACATAGAAAACTGTATTATTGAAGGCAAGTTTGTAGAACAATACAATCAAAATGTGTTGCAGGCCAAAGATAATCTTGAATTACTGCACAGTGGTAAACAACAGGACGATAGAGACGGCTTTGATCAGCAGAACAGAGCAAATTGGTTCATTCCACAAGAATACAAAGATATAGATATTGAAAAACATATCTTAGATCTGTGTACAACTGCTGACGAAACACAACGGGTTGAATATGAATTACAATTATTCAAATCGTTTGCTATGTTAGATGTCCTAAGATGTTTAAAGTACATTGTAGACACTCTGCGTGAAAAAGATATTGTGTGGGGTGTTGGAAGAGGATCCAGTGTAGCCAGTTACGTACTATACTTAATGGGTGTACACAAGGTAAATTCAATCCAATATAATTTAGACCCCACCGAGTTCCTGAGATAAGTATGTACATTAAAGGAGAACATTATGGGTAGAACATATAAAACTATGCAGGGCAGAACAATTGACATGGACGAACTCCGTGCAAAAAATGAACTGATGCCTGCTGTAGGAAACTACAAAGTAAACGCTCGTGGTGATGAAATTGGCCCAGGTGGCAAAGTTGTTAGAACAAGAGAACAGATTATGAGTGAGTATTATGCTGATAATCCAAATGCTACTCCTGACCCACAAGCCAATAAACCAGAAGCGCCAGTTGCAGACACACCAAAACCAAGTGTACCTGCACCTGAAACATTAAAGGTTGAAGACACACCTGTACAAGAAGTTATTGAAGAAACAGAACCTGAAGTTAAGAAAGAACCTACTATGCAAAATGAAACACTTGCAAAGGTAGAAGAAAAGGCAGTTGAAGGTGCTGTGGAAGCAGTAAAACGTGCTAGACAACGTAGAGGTGGAATCAAGGACGCTACAGGAGAATAGAATGTCAATACAAACAACTTATGCACCAAGCACAGGTTCTTTAAACACATATCATGGCAACCTTAAAGCAAAAGGTGAAGATATTCTTGTAACAAACATGTACTTCGGCGAAGAAAAAACAGCCGGTGGTATTATTGTTGCAAATGATGATGGCATTGAACGTGGCATCAAACCACGCTGGTGTCAGGTATATAGTATCGGTCCTTACAGCAAATTAAAGGACGATATTAATATCGGTGATTGGATCATGCTAGAACATGGTCGTTGGAGTAGAGCAGTAATGATCGAAGACAATGACGGTGTTGAATGGGCAATACGTAAAGCAGACATCAATGCAATTCTTATTGTATCAGAAGATGAGCCTAAAGAAGTAAGTGAATGGGTAGGCTTACAAGAAGATAAAACTAAGATTTTAAAAGATGCATTAGAAGAAAGGCAAAAGCCAGACCCTAATGCAAGACCAGATGGTCGACGTATTATGAACGGCAGACGCAAGGGAGAATAAGTTGAACGTTGATTTAAACAAATATAAAGAATTTGTTGAAAAAGTAACAAGTGAACAAAGTAACAATGTTGCACAAATGCATCATAGAATGGTTGAGATTAGCGAGAAAGTTAATCCTGCATTACTACTGACAGGTGCAATTGGTATTGCATCAGAAGGAGGAGAATTCAGTGAAATTGTTAAAAAATGTATCTTCCAAGGTAAACCAATGGATGATGAAACTATCTTTCATTGCAAACGAGAACTTGGCGATATTATGTGGTATTGGATTAATAGTTGCCGTGCATTGGGCCTCGATCCTAACGAGGTAGTTGCAGAAAACGTCAACAAACTTAAAGCACGTTACCCGGGTGGTGAGTTCGACGTACACTATTCTGAAAATAGACAGGACGGAGATCTGTAATACATGAGAATTGTTGCAGGACCTTGCCAACACGAGACACTAGAAAAAAGTGGCGAAATTGCACAAGAGTGTAAAAGAGTTTGTGATAAGCATGGAATAGATTACTATTTCAAAGCAAGTTATGACAAGGCTAATCGCACTTCAGCATCTAGTAAAAGAGGTGTAGGTCTTGTCAACACCATGGAAGACTTTCTAGTTATAAAAAGAGAACTAGATGTAAAAACGCTTACAGACGTACACAATCAAAACGAAATACTTAAAATTGCCGCATACTATAAAGAGGCTGTAGATGTGCTACAAATTCCTGCGTTCTTGTGTAGACAAACTGATCTTATCAAGGCGGCATGTAAAACAGGTAAAATTGTTAATATTAAAAAAGGACAATTCCTTGCACCATGGGACGTAAAAGGTATTCTTGGAAAAACTGAAGGTGCTAAAGAAGTTTGGATCACAGAGAGAGGAACAAGTTTTGGCTACAATACACTTGTTGTTGACATTACCGGCTTGGATTATATGCTTAATAATTACGATGCTCCTATTGTACTTGATGCCACCCACGGAGTACAGAAACCAGGTGGTCTTGGAGGCAGTAGCGGCGGCAATCGCGATTACGTGCCTGGCTTATGTAGGGCAGGCAGTGCTTTGGGTATTTCAAATTTCTTTTTAGAAGTACATGCTGATCCTGATAATGCACCTAGCGATGGACCTAACATGCTCAATCTTAAAGACTTCGAACAGGTTGTAAATGACATCGTCCGCTATCATCATCCCCGCTAGAATGGCACAATAAAAATTTGACTTAATACAATAATATGTGTAAAATACAACTATGAATGATTTACACCCAATTCCTGTAACAAATAGAGATGCTAACGACAACTACATAGATAGAATCTATGGAGGTATAAATGGCCAAATTAGATTAGTGCAATCTGATGGATCTCAATACACAGGACAGATTACCAAAAAAACAATTACTCTTAAGGATACACAAGGAGTAAATTTTAGAAGTTATGTATATGTAACCGAAGATGGTAGATGGTTTAATAGAGGCGGTTTACCAATTGATGAACCAAATACATTAAGTGGAGATGACGATTGAAAATAGGTTTTACTTGTTCTGCATTTGATTTATTTCATAGTGGACATGTTGCTATGCTCAAAGAAGCACGAGCCAACTGCGACTACATGATGGTAGGACTTCAAACAGATCCCACAATTGATAGACCAGAAAAGAACAAACCAATTCAAAGTGTATTTGAAAGGTATGTACAATTAGAAGGTTGCAAGTATATAGATCAAATTATTCCATATGCTACTGAACAGGATCTACAAGATATCTTGCTTACATACCAGATTGATACTCGTTTTATTGGAGAAGAATATCGTGATAAAGATTTCACAGGCAAACAATTATGTGTTGACAAAGGCATAGAAATATACTATAATAAGAGACAACATTCATTTAGTACAAGTGGATTACGTAAAAGGATAACAAATGGCTAAAGAACTTTGGGTAGAAAAATATCGCCCGCAAAACGTAAAAGATTATGTGTTTAGAGATCAAGCACAAAGAGATCAAGTTAACGGTTGGGTAAAAGACAAAAGTATTCCGCATTTGCTTTTCAGCGGACATGCAGGTATTGGTAAAACTACACTTGCAAAAGTATTACTTAATGAACTAGAAGTTAACGAATATGACGTACTTGAAATCAATGCTAGTCGTACAAACAGTGTTGAAGACGTTCGTGATAAGATTGTAAACTTTGTACAGATGATTCCGTTTGGTGATTTCAAAGTTGTATTGCTTGATGAGGCAGACTATCTATCTCCAAATGCACAGGCGGCATTACGTGGTGTTATGGAAGAGTATCATACTACTGCACGTTTTATCCTTACTTGTAACTATCCTAACCGTATTATTCCTGCATTGCATAGTCGTTGTCAAGGCTTTCATATTACAAACGTTGATCAAACAGAATTTACAGCACGTATCGCAACTATTTTATTAGAAGAAGGTGTTGAGCCTGATTTAGATGTGCTAGATACATTTGTAAAAGCAACATATCCAGATATGCGTAAGTGCATTAACATGTGTCAAATGAACAGCACAACAGGAAAACTTACTCCTCCTGCAAAAGGTGATACAGGAGAAAGTGATTATAAGGTTGACATGGTTGAGTTATTCAAAGCAGGTAAGATTGCAGAAGCACGTAAACTTATTTGTACACAAGCAAGACCAGAAGAAATGGAAGATATCTTCCGCTGGTGCTATGATAATCTTGATGTATTTGCTAAAGAAGAAGAAAAGCAAGATCAGGCTGTGCTTATTATTAAGCAAGGTTTAGTGGATCATTCATTTGTTGCTGATCCAGAAATTAACATGAGTGCAACGTTGATAAAACTTGCACGTTTAACAAAGGAGTAGTATGCCACCAATTGACATCCGTAGAAACTATGGAGGGAAAGACGGCCCAGCGCCAGAAGAAAGACAAGCAAAGTTAGATGAACTAATGAAACAGTTTCTTGCTAAAGGCGGCAAGATAGAAAAACTAGAACCAGGTGCGGCACAGGGTGCTGGTGGTTTAGATAAGATTCCACATCTTACAGATAGCGAAATCAAAGAAAAATGGCGTAAGGAAAACGGTATACCAGATCCGGAAAAAAAGAAACGTAAAAAGAAAAAATGAAAATTAGGTACTATCATAATATAGACGGCTGGCGTTGGCTAGGTTTCGTACTTGCTATGATTGGTGCATTTATTTTAAGCAGTGGTGAACCTAACTACCAATGGGTAGGTTGGGCTGTTGCATGTTTTAGTTGTGCTATATGGATTTACATGGGCGTAAAAGACAAAGATACTCCTAGAGCATTAATGGAACTGTTTTATTTGTTGCTGGCTATTAGAGGCATATGGAATTGGCTTAACTGATGTTTTTACTAGAAAATCCAAACCCTATATATCAATGGGAAATATTTTTAAAAGAAATTATAGATCAGCAAGACGCTAATAGTGTATTTGATTATGTAAACAAGCACACTCATAAATTGCAAAAATCCTTAGTAGAACAAGACGGAGACGAAGGTGTTGACGTCAAGGAACGTGTTACAGATATTATGTGGTTAGATGAAGATACTGATCAAATTAGCACAGTGTACCAAAAGGTACAAAACTTAATACTACATTTAAACAACAATCATTATAAATTTAGTATTAATACGCTTGAGCCTTTGCAATATAGTCACTATGACAGTAACCAAGGCGGACACTATGATTGGCATTACGATACTATGATGAGAAATCCAGGACAAAACATTAGAAAATTAAGTTTTAGTCTTGGACTTAACAATGATTATGAAGGCGGCGAACTAGAATTTTTTAGCAAGAAAGCAGATATAAAGTATAAATTAGGTCTTGGAGATTTAGTTATGTTTCCTAGTTTTATCCCCCATAAGGTACACCCTGTTACAAAGGGTGTTAGAAAAACACTAGTTGGCTGGATACATGGCCCTAATTTTGTATAGGAGAAAAATATGGCACACTTAGTAAACGATAAATGTATTAATTGCAAACATACTACCTGTGTAAGTGTTTGCCCTGTTGATTGTTTTTATGAAGGTGAAAACATGCTAGTCATACATCCTGACGAATGTATAGACTGCGGTGTTTGTATACCAGAATGTCCAGAAGAAGCAATCTATCAAACAGACGACACTTCCGATCCGTGGTACAAACACAACGAATATTTTGCCAACACGTGGCCTAATATTACTGAAGAAAAAGACCCAATGCCTAATTATGAACAGTTTAGTGGGCAGTCAGACAAAACTAAACTATTCAAAAAAGACCCTGGAAGTTAAACCACCTCCCCGTAGATCTTTAAAACTTCTTTAACTGCATGATGTCTTTCAATATCACCGGTATCAAAACTACATTTACTAATGTACTTTGTTCCTTTATCTTCTAGCCTTTTTATAAAGTCTAGTAGTCCGTTATCTTGAATTCTATCTGCTTGTTGTAAATCACCTGTTACTACCATTCGCGAACCTTCGCCAATTCTAGTTAACAGCATTTTCATTTGAGACGGAGTAGCATTTTGCATTTCGTCTGCAACAATAAATGCATTTTTAAATGTTCTTCCTCTCATATACGCTAATGGAGCGATTTCGATGATGTCCTCCTTCATCATACTTTCTAGTTCATGTTTGAAGAAATACTCACCTAGCACATCAAAAATAGGCCTAGTCCATGGTGCCATTTTTTCCTCTAAAGTTCCTGGTAAAAAGCCGTGTTGCTCATCCACACTTACAGCGGGTCTAGTGATCACGATTTTATCCACTTGTCTTTCTTTAAAGGCTTTGACAGCCATAATTACACCGATCATAGTTTTACCAGTACCTGCAGGTCCTACTGCAAATACAATGGATTTACTACTATCTTTCAGTGTTTCTAGGTATGTTTCTTGATTTAAGTTACGTGGAAGTATTCTTACTTCTTTTTGCTTGTTGACATAGTTATTGTAATCAATAACATTATTTTGCGAACGCTGTCTGCGTTCTTTACGTTTTGCTCTTGACAATATGAACCTCCTTGAAGTTAACTGTCTGACTGCACAAGTATTTAACAGATCACGCAAAATGTTATAGTATATGTTTATTTTTTTAGCCTTTATGATCGACTAAATAACTATGGAGACGAAATTATGCATGATATTGTTAAAGTAATTGAAAACATCAAAGCGATTTATGATTCAAATGACAGTTTAAGGGTACTCAAAGACTTTGAACGTGTGTTTGATGAACTTGATTTATACGTATTTGAGAACTGGAAAGACGGCGAATTGCTTGAAGGACCTATTGTAAGCAAACACGCTGTAGAATGCTCATTTATGTGGCCAAGAGACAAAATGCCAAATCCAAAGGCTGGTCAGCGTTTATTAGATTACGACTGCAAAGTTTCCTATCAAAAAGATCATGTAATTGAACCGAGAAAAATTGAAAGCCCAGATGACTATCGTCCAGGCACTAAAAAAGGTAAACTTGATCAAAAACCTATCTGGGTAGTAAATGTAAAAATGCCAAAGAGTCTTATCTTTGATATGTATAAAGGTTATCTAAGAAACATTGATGAAGAACTATATGATTCAATGACGCAGACAGAACCAAGAATTACCCCAGATGCTAATTCAGACGTAGAACAAGGTGATGTAGATGTCCAATCTTAATAGTTTAGATCTTAAAGATTTTGTAAGTGAAATTTTCACAGTAGACTCTTTCAAATCAAAAATGGGCAAAGACGCAGATGTTGCGGTACTTGCATTTGAAGTGAAAGATTTAGAACCGGCTAAAGACCTAATGAACTTTATTGAAAAAGGTTATGGATTTATTTTAGACGCTGACGTAAGTTCAGGTGAAAATAAAAACGGAAAATATAATGTTTTCGTTGAAATGGAAAGAAATAGGTATCTTCCACAAAACATTGCAAACATTTTGGAAGATATTACTAAACTAACAGGGGATCAAACATATAGATTTAGATATTACAAAGGTGTAGACAGCCATGCATTTGATGCAAAAATTGCTGAAGAAGTGATTCCACTAGATAGTGAATCATACACAAATAAAATTGAAGAATTTAATCAAAGCGAATTAAACAGATTCTTCAACAAAGGTGTAACAGAGCAACGTTATGTAAAAGAAAATACGATTGAATTCAAAAGACATCCAAATGGTGTTTGCAGAATGGAAATAGTTGACGAAGGCACACCTGAAGAAATCACCAATAAGTACAAAGGAGCCATCCAATTAGAAGATTCTTCTATGTCAGAAGTAATGTGGATGACAAAATTCTTTGGTAATTACAACATATATAAGATGAATGAACAGTTCTTTTTTACTAACGGATCAAGAACTAAAGTAATGAAAAGAGTGTAATATGGATGTAACAGGCATTTTTGCGGTGCCGTTTGGTGAAACCAACCTTGAAGTGGACAACGACAAGTTGGTTGATCTCGCATATAAAATTAAAGAAAAAGAACCGGGTGAGCCAAGAGCAGGTGGTTATCAAAGTCCTTGGATTGACTTAGAGGAACCTTTGTTCAAACCTTTAGTTGATGAAGTCAACAAGCAGGCGGCAATACTAGGCGAAAAACTCTACATGCTGAAACCAGGACTTACAATCGAAGTAGTCAATGGTTGGGTTAATGTTAATAACCCAGGCAGAGAGCAACTGAACAACAACTACTATCATATGCATGGTGGTTACTTCACAAGTTTTGTTTACTATGCTAAAGTAAATCAAAACAGTGGAAACCTAGTACTAAATCCTCCTCATAACATGCTAGACTATGTTATGAATGAACACTTGCTAGAAAACATTAATTTGTTTAATCATCAAAGATGGCATGTGACACCCGAAGTAGGTAAGTTGGTTTGCTTTCCAGCATGGATAACGCATTTTGCAGAAAGTAACCAAAGCAATGAGGATAGGATTAGTTTCGCGTTTAACGCGATTATTAAAACGAAAAAACAGGAGAACACAGATGGCGGCAAGTAATTATGATAAATGCCTAGAAACAATTTTACATCACGAAGGTGGATATGTAAATCACCCTAAGGATCCAGGCGGAGAAACAAACTTAGGTGTAACAAAAAGAGTATACGAAGAACACGGCGGAACAAAAGATATGAAAGATCTTGTCGTGGAAGATGTTGCTCCAATCTATAGAAAAAGTTATTGGGATAAACTAAAGTGCGATGACGTACCTGCAGGTTTAGATCTTTGCTTGTTTGATTTTGGTGTGAACGCTGGTCCAGGTAGAGCCGCAAAGTATCTACAAAGACAAATCGGCACAGTAGCAGATGGCGGCATCGGTCCTAACACACTTAGAACACTTGGTGAATATATCGAAAAACATGGTGTGGAAGAAACAATTAAAAAGTATCAAGAAGCACGTCAAGGATACTACGAGCAGTTAAGCACTTTTGATACATTTGGAAGAGGATGGACACGTAGAGTCAACGAAACTACGGAACTCGCACTGTCTATGGCATAATGGTACCTGTTTGTCAAAATTGTGGTAGAAAACACGAAGGTCGACTTGTCGAAACTATGACTGATGGCGACGGCAAGGAGATTGAAGTTGAAGTGTGCAAACAGGCACGTTACAAAGCAGAAGACTACTATAAATATATCGGCACACTAGGAGTTTAATTATGTTTAGTTCAATTAAGATAGCAATGTTTTTAATAGCGTTGGCAGGCGCTGGAGGCGGTGTCATGTATGTTAAAACACTTAAAAGTGATCTTGCAACCAGCGAAGCAAACAATGCCAAATTGCTAGAAAGCGTTAGTGAGCAAAAAGCAGTCATTGAGCAACAGGAAAATGACTTCAAAGCAATATTAGCGGCTAATAAAGAACTTGAAGATAAAAATAGAGTTCTTGCAGTTGAACTAAAAAACTTAGACGAAAGATTTAACAAAATTAATGGCAAGGGAGAAGTTAGAGATATCGGAAAACTTGCCATTGAACGCGATAAAGCAGTAGAACGTATCATCAACAATGCATCTAAAAAAGCAATGAGATGTGTAGAGATTGCAATGGGTGCGGAACTAACGGAGAAAGAGAAGAATGCTACTAAGAAATCAGAAATCAATTCTGAATGTCCTAGCCTTGCTAATCCTAACTACGTTCCTTACTAGTTGTAGTTCGGTATCTAAGTTAGACGTATTCAAGACTGAGGTAAAAAGAGAACCTTTAAACTTACAAAATCCTGCTACTCCTAAAATGGAGGAGTTAAAATTTATTATTATTCATAGCGAAAACGCAGAAGAAGTGTTTGCTAAGATGAAAGAACAGGGCAAAGATCCTGTGCTGTTTGGATTAAGTGATCTAGATTACGAAACACTATCTAAAAACTTTGCACAAATACGTGCATACATGATCAAACAGCAATTAATTATTGAGAAATATCGTGAGTATTACGAGGGCGACGATACTGATACTTCTACTGACCCTGAGTAGTTGTACCCACAAAAATTGCTCTTTAGAACCTGGCGCAGAGGTTGATTTAGAGGGCGAAACAATCCAAGAAAGAATAACGCCTCGAGGGCAAATATCTTGTAGTTTTTAATAAATACCCATATAAAAGAGGGGTATTATTATGGAACTATTACTTACACTTGCAATGAAATTCTGGATGTGGACTATACTGATAATTGTAGTCATCGCAGGATGGATAATTAACAGATTTGATTTAAGACAAGCACCTTGTTATACTTACAAACACAATAAAATGCCAGTCCTAAGACCTATTGCTATACCAACAAAAGGCAAAGGATTTTGGAAAGGTATTATACTATGGCTTTTTGGCGTTAGACACTGGGAGTTAGCAGAAGATTTTGACTACACTCTAAATGATAAAGATTACGTTATTCCAGCAGGATTTAAATTCGACGGCGCAAGTATTCCAAAGTTTCTACATACTTTCTTTTCACCCGTTGGTGTTTTGTTAATGGGAGGCTTAATACACGACTATGCTTACAAATATGAAACACTATTGCTAAAAAACAAAAAAGAAACCATGGGTGTTATATCACAAAAAAGAGCAGATGAAATATTTAGAGATATTAACATTAATGTGAATGGTTTTTATGTAATGAATTACTTGGCTTACTATGCACTAAGACTAGGCGGCTTTGTTGCATGGAACGGACACAGAAAAGTTAATGCAAAAATAGAGGGCGTAAAATGAGTGAACCAGTAACTAAAAAAGTAAATTTAGAATTAGAAGTAGACACAGCAGTTGTTGATAGTTCCAAAAACAAATATCAGCATTGGATTGATTTGGCTAAAGCAGTAGATGCTTGGCGTATTTTTCCAAGACTGTTTTTGACTGTTTACATTGTGCTACTTTACCTAAGCGTAACTTGGTTTATGAATCTTGATTCTCCAACTATGGAACAAAGCGGTTTGATTAGTATTATTGTTGGTGCTGGCGCGGCATGGTTTGGATTATACACTGGATCTAGTAAATCAAAAGACAAATAAAAACACTTGACAAACTTGCAGTTTGATAGTACATTACTAGTATGGACTACTATGACACACTAGGCGTTAGTCGTAATGCCTCTGAAAAGGAAATCAAAACTGCGTTCCGTAAATTAGCGGCACAGCATCATCCTGACAAAGGTGGTGATAGTTCAAAATTTCAGGAAATCAATGAAGCCTATCAGGTTTTAAGTGATACTGAAAAGAAACAGATGTACGATCAATTTGGTACAGCAGATCCACAGCAGGCAGGATTTCAAAATCAAGGTTTTGATTTTCATGGATCTGGATTTGAAGATATTTTTTCACAAATGTTTGGTGGACAAAGTCCATTTGGTAGTCCCCGTCATAGAAGACCACAAAACAGAAATCTTCGAATCCAGGTCAGTATTAGTTTGTTACAAGCATATACAGGTCATGAAGCAACAATTTCTTTTCCACTATCAAATGGACAAGAGAAAACGGTAAATGTTAAGATACCTGCAGGCGTTGATGCTGGACAAACAATTCGTTTAGCAGGTGTAGGCGATAATAGTGTACAAGGTGCGCCGCCGGGTGATCTTCATATTTTGATACAAATACATGATACCAAAGGCTTTACTAGAAATGGAAATGATCTCCATACTGACTTGACAATTTCTGTTTTTGACCTTATACTAGGTACTAAAGTTATGGTTACACATGTTGACGGACATCCGTATAAACTTAATATCAAGCCTGGCACACAACCTGATACCGTTTATAGAATGAGTGATCTAGGTATGCCCGATGTTAGAGGTAGAGGCAAAGGTCATTTATATGTTCGTGTTAAAGGATCAGTACCCAAAGATTTAACAGATGAACAAAAAGAATTGATAACTAAAATACACAAAGGAAACTAATGGAATTATTATATCACCCTAACGAATGGTTAGATAAAAAACTGCCCGAGTTTGACTTTTCTAATCCAGTTGTTGACCCAGAAGAATTAAAAACTGAAATGTGCAACATCATGTTTGATAACGATGGTGTAGGACTTAGTGCAAACCAAGTTGGTGTAGATGCACAGGTTTTTGTTATGGGCAGTAAACATGCTAGAGACAAAGCACAGATTTTTATTAATCCAAGAGTAGTTGAAGTTAGCAAAGAAAAAACACTAGACTGGGAAGGCTGTCTAAGTTTTCCAGGTATCTATATGCAGGTATCAAGACCTAGTTGGGTTCATGCTCAATACTATGATACAAAGGGTGATTTGCAAGAAGGTAAAATTATGGATTATGATGCTAGATGTTATTTGCATGAACTAGATCATTTGCTAGGAATTACTTATAAAGACAGAGTAACAAAAATGAAATGGGATATGGCTGTAAAGAGAGCCAAGAAAAAAGGATGGTTAAAATAAATGCTAGAACCTAATGAACATTTAGAACAAATTTTTGAAAAAGGCATTAAGTTAGCACAAGAAGCAACACATGAATATGTAACTTTGGAGCATCTTTCTTATGCTATGATTCTTGACGAAAAGTTCCAAAAGTTTTTAATTGACTTCGGCGTTGATACTACAGCCATTGGACAAGAATTAAATCAATACATTGGTAGCAAACTAGACGATATCAAGACGCAGAAAAAAGGACGTCCACGCAAAACACAAGCAATGGAACGTGTGCTTAATCGTGCATTTACACAAACATTGTTCAGCGGACGTACTACTATTGAGCCTACAGATGTATTTCTAAGTATCTTAAAAGAGAAAAAATCATTCTCGGCTTTTATATTTAGAAAGCATAATGTAGATCATGATAAATTTAGCAACTACATTGAAGCGGAGCAAGTCATCGGAGAAGGTGCAAGTGAAAACTACAGTGCTGGACAACTAGAAAGAATGATTGGACAATTCTGTACCAATCTAAGTCAAAAAGCAAAAGCAGGTAAAATTGATCCTGTAATTGGTCGTGCAAAGGAAATTGAAGAAACAATTCTTATTCTTGCACGTAGACAAAAAGCCAATGTAATGCTAGTAGGTGATCCGGGTGTAGGTAAAACTGCTATTGCAGAAGGTCTTGCTGTGGAAATTTCCAACGGCAATGTACCTGAGTTTATAAAAGATCATGACGTTTATAGTTTAGATATTGGTGCATTAATTGCCGGTTCAAAATACCGAGGTGACTTTGAAGAACGTCTTAAGATGGTAATTCATGCACTAGAGAAAAAAGAAAAAGCAATTCTTTTTATTGACGAAGCACATATGATGAACGGTGCTGGTGCTGGTGGGCAAGGTCAATCAAATGATATGGCTAATATGCTAAAACCTGCACTAGGAAAAGGTACTATTAAAGTTGTAGCATCTACTACCTGGGAAGAATATCGTAAACACTTTGAAAAAGATCGTGCATTGATGCGTAGATTCCAACGTGTAAGTGTTGAGGAGCCGGATGAAGAAACAACAGTAGATATCCTAAAAGGATTGAAGAAATATTATGAATCACATCACGGTGTAACTATTTTAGAAAAAGCCATAGAAGATGCTGTAAAATACAGTGTCAAATACATGGCAGATAAAAAATTGCCTGATAAAGCAATTGATATTATTGACCGTGCTGGTGCAAGATTCAAGATCATGGATCAAGAAAAAGGCACAGTAGGTCATGACGAAGTAGTTTTTGAAGTTGCTAAGATGACAAATCTACCATTGGAACAAGTGGCGGCTAAAGAAACAGAAAGTATGCGTGATCTGGAAAACAACATGAAGAAAAGTGTCTATGGACAAGATGACGCAATTGACGGCTTGCTAGATAAAATCTTTATCGCCCAGGCTGGACTAAAATCATTAAACAAGCCTGTGGGCAGTTTCTTATTTGTTGGACCAACAGGCTGTGGTAAAACAGAAACAGCAAAAGTATTGGCAAGAGAAATGGGCACCGAACTTGTGCGTTTTGATATGAGTGAATTCCAAGAGAAACATTCTGTAGCAAAGTTTATTGGTGCACCTCCAGGTTATGTAGGACACGATGAAGATGCAGGACAGTTGATAACAAAACTGCAAGAAAATCCTAATTGTGTATTACTGTTGGACGAGATTGAAAAAGCACATAAGGATGTTTCAAATGTATTACTAGGACTTATGGACAATGGGTTTGTTACAGGGTCCAATGGTAAGAAAGCAGATGCACGAAACAGTATTGTGATTATGACTAGTAACCTAGGTGCTAGAGATATGGAAAAGAACGGCGTTGGATTCGGCGATGTTGATAGAAGCGGAGAAGATGACGATGCTGTAAAGGACTTTTTTGCTCCTGAATTCCGTAATAGATTAGATGGTGTTATTAAGTTTGATAAACTTGATAGAGATACCAGTGGGCTTATTGTTGACAAATTTATTAAAGAAGCAAATGAACTTGTCAAAGACAAAGGCATCTACTTTGAACTATCTGATGAAGCACGTGGTTACTTAGTGAAAAAAGGTTTCAATAGAAAAATGGGAGCAAGGCCTTTAGCGAGAATCATTGACAATGAAATTAAAAAGCCTATCAGTAAAGAAATGCTGTTTGGCAAACTTGTCAGTGGAGGTAAGGTGCTAGTATCAATCCAAGATGGTGAATTGACATTTGATATTCAATCATTTGCAGACATGATGGAGACTCCTATTGAAAGTACAACACACTAAAAGACTTCACTGGAACAAATATCTATACAAGGTTACCTTGTATGTTCCGCGTGTGGCTTGGTTGCGTTACAATAAAAACCTACTATCAACATTGTGTAACTGTGAAACACTGTTAGAATGGAGACAGAAGAATCCACTTAAACCTGTTGTTTGGTTAACGAATGATAGACAGGATGATATGGAAAGAGATCTTTGGGAAAATAGGTTTACGCTGTACAAGATTGCCCACTTTAGAAATAACTGCGATGAACATCATGTTAGATTAGATGATAACAAAATAACATATTTTACTAGCAACACAGAAGACTATGAGCAATTCTGCAGATTATTTAAAGATTTTGTTATTGAACTTCAATTTCCTGAAGAAGGTAAAGAACATCTTTTAGAAGAACATGTAGAATATGTGGAGAAATTTCCGCACGGGAAATATAAGTATAAAACTTATTTTAAACCGTATTGGAATAGTCCACGCGAAGGATTTGGAGAGTGGATAAGACAGTATCCTGATATTAAGATTACAAAAGAGGTAATCAAAACAATTGAAAGAGGATACATGCCAAATGGTAAATTTTTCTACTCGACAAATAAAGATATGATGTTATTATTACAATTATATCTAGGCACACATTTAGGCAAAACAGTAACATATAAATTAGAAAGTGAAACAAATGGATAAAGTAAAAATTGTACACGCTCTTCGAGACAAGAAAGTTCTTCAAGAAGGTACTAGTGTATATGCGGAGGTTACAGCAAGTGGCCTAGGCGGCCAGCCAATCCGCAAGGTCAAAGGCGTACTACTAGGCGAATACGGCAAAGTTAAAGCAAAAGGCTGGGCTAGAGACAACGCTGGTAAAGACCACGTTTACACAGTATATTATGACGATATTCATGCTGTAGAAGGCATGGAACTAGGAAGAATCGCTCAGGCGTATAAAATTAAAATCAAATAAATAAAAGTACTATGCCAGCAACAAGTACGAATTTTGAATTTACAGTTAACAGCGAAACCACTGCACAGGTGGCCCATCCAGACGATTCTAGTGTGCAAACATTCACTAGTGATAAGTTAAAAGGAGATGGCTACTACAGAGGCGGTGATGGCTCACACACTGTAGAGTTTAAACTAAGCGATTATATAGGAAAAATCAAGATCCAAGGTAGCCTAGCAGAAACGCCAGGTAATACTGATTGGTTTGATGTTAGCCTTACTACGAATACATCAGCACTAACTATTGATACTACGGGTGCTGTGCAACAAAACACTGAAACTGAATTAGCATTTACTAACGGCACTACTAGTACTAGGATGTACAACTTCAGTGGTAATTTAGTTTGGGTAAGAGCAGTGTTAAGTAACTTTACTCAAGGCACTGTTAACTACGTTAGGATGAACTATTAATGGCTAGACAAAATATTAACATTGGATCAGGTAGCGGTGCAGGTGACGGTGAATCGTTATTTTCAGCATTTGATAAAGTAAATGATAATTTTACAGAATTATACAATGATGTTTCGCAATTAGAAACAGGTGATTTCAGCGGCGATTACAATGATCTAACAAATAGACCAGTTTTATTCAGCGGAAGTTTCGCTGACTTAACAAATAAACCAACAACACTTTCAGGTTACGGAATTACTGATGCATATACAAAAGCAGAAGTAGATAGTGAAATTGCAGATGTTACAGCAGGCAGATTTAGTTTTGGTATTACTGCTGATGATTCTACAGTGAGATCAGTGGAATCTGGAAGCACTCTACAGTTTAATGGTGGAAACAGCATTACAACCTCAAGCAACGCAGACGGAGATGTAACTATTGCACTAGATGACAATATTGTAGTTGATATGAAAGGATCAGTATTTGCTGATGATTCAACGCTACTTGTAGACGGTGTAAACGGTGCTGTACCGTCCGCAAACCTAAGTGGTGCTCTGCCTGCTATTGCTGGAGATGCTATTACAGTTGATAACCTGACTATTAAACAAAGAATAAATACATTAGCAGTAGCAATGGCTGTAGGATTATCGTAGGAAAAATAAATGGCAAAACAACTATATCAAGGAACAATTACGTTTGATGCAAGTGCCCAGAGCATTGTATTGGACGGAAATGTACAAAGAGACAGATTATTACTAATCACCAACGTAACTGACAACCAGTTAATTTTTAACTTTGCAGACCCCGATGCTAGACTGACAAGCCATTCATATTCAAGCACTACAGATAAAACAACCATTGAACTAAACTACGATACAACCAGCATGTCAGATGATGATGTGCTACAAGTGTTCTTTGAAGGCAACGGACAATTAATTGAGCCAGTTGATGATCTACTTGATCCGGTTGGAAAAATCCGTACTTCACAACCGGAAAACTTAATTGATACAGATTTTGAATACGGACTACAAAGTCAAAAGTGGGAAACACTTGAACAAGTCAAAAACATTCCTACATTCTTTGCAAGAGACGGGGATGTTGAGATTCCTCTTACAAAAATTGAAACAACCAACGGCAGTGATGTAATTAAAGTTACTACAACTATTGATCACGGATTTAGTGTTGGTACTACTTTTATTTTACAAGGTACTTCAAATGCAACTGTAAACGGTGGCTTTGTTGTAAGTGCTAGATTAAGTGCAACAGAATTCCAATTCAAAAGTAAGGCAGATCAAACTGCTACAAGAAATATTAAAGACGAATACACAAGATTGTTTGCTGGTAGTATCTATCAAGGTACTGAATTTGGTAATGATGGTGTTAGCAAAATTACAACAGACGGCAAGACAGATAGTACTCTAACAGTAAACACTAAATTTCCTGTAAACTTTTTAAAGGGTACAGAGTTTTACTTGAACAACAGTTTGAGTACAGTTGGTCTAGAATTTGACGCATCGCAAATCAATGGTGATGATACAACTACCACAACATTCACTATCGATCCTACAAGTGATACTAACGGAACAACAACAGGACATTGGAAGAGTGCCGCACCAAAGCATGACGCATATATTCCATTAGGTAAATGTTTTTACTTTGATGCCGCAGATATCACAGGTATTGCAAGTAATATTATTACATTTGACTCAGCACATGGTCTTGAAACAGGTACATATTTTTATTCGGCAGGTTACGGCAACAGAGAATTTGCAACCGGCGTAAGAAACGGTTTTTACTATTTTGTACATGTACACAGTGCAAGTACAATTAGTTTGCATAGTACAGTTACAGATGCTAACAACGACAACACAAGAATCACATTAGGTACACTTGTTACAGACGGATCACAGAATGCAGGCGTAGCAAGACATTATTTCCACAAAGCATGGTTATATGATGTCAGTGCAAATGATAATCAAATTGATGCAACAAACATCAACACAGTTTTGACTGGAGATAGATTTACAGATCTGTTTAGCCTAGTAGACGGACAGTCTGATGTGTATGCAATGGGTCCAGGCTTTGATGCATCTGACAATGATATTACACATGAAGGTATTGGTTATCTTTATGACGTACAAATTTTAGGTACAAGCGGTAATGATATTATCGGTGACTTCTTAGGCAAAAGATATTCTCAAGGTATTGCATTTAGAGTAGTAAGAAGAGACTTTGGTCAGAATGGTAGAATTTACAAAGAAAATCATGGGCTACCAGATGGTGCTGGTGTAACTGTTTCATATACACCTGTAGGCGACTATACAGTAAACACAGAAGCAGAATTTGCACAATGGTTCCCACACAGACTAGGTGCTGAATGGAATGCTCCAGGCACTGGTGCAGGTTCAGATGGTGGATTTGTTGAATCAGCAACTGGACAAGGTGGACACATTAGATTAGGTAAAGATCCATATTACGTATCTAGTGATAGTAAAGACGAATTATTTAAAATTCATCTAAATGATGAAAACCATAACGTAAGACATTTGATGAGTAGAGAATTCCTTGTTGAAGGTAGTTCAGATGATTGGGGCTATGGAGACAATGAAACAACTTTCACTATTAACTTTAAAGCAATTAAAGGTAATGGTTCAAACGGTGGTGACACTGCTACACAAAACCTAACTGTTGGTTTACGTGATTTAAATGACAACAATGTTACTTTCAGTCAACCATACGGACTTTCAAGCAGTTGGGCAGATTATTCATTCACAGGTACAGTCACACTGAATAGACCTTTTCAAATTGTGTTTATGATGTCAGGTGCTGATACACTTACTGACGAAGATCACATTGGTATTGATGCAGTCGAATTTGATGTGGATACTAATTTCTGGATTGGTAACACTGACAACTGGCATATGAAGGTTGATAGAATTGACAATAATGAATTTAGATTATTGAATCCTGCAGGAGGATCTTACTTCTATGCAGGCTATCCACAGGCTAACTTTACAGTTACTCATACAAAAGATTTAAGCAACACAGATACAATCACAAAAACAGGTCACGGACTTGCTGATCAGACTTCGATCACTTATGATAGAAACGGCAATACTGCAATCAGTGGCTTAACAGATGGTTCAACATTTTTTGCAGTAAATGGAACAACAAACACTTTCCAGGTTGCAACAAGTGAAACAGGCACAAGTGGTGCTAGTTTAGAATTGTTCCAATATCAATCAACTGATGCAGACTTTGGTATTGGTAGAGGTAACAACACAGATAGCACATTCTATATTGGAACTTATGCGAATGCGGTCAGTGAAGGTTACAGCACAGGTACAAGAGTTCAGTATACTGCACCTACTGGAAATCCTATTCCAGGACTAACAGATCAAGGTTTCTATTTTATTAGATTAATTCAAGACGGCTCAGGCGGCTGGGTAAGATTTTATAGATCATTAGCCAATGCTAACAGTGACACAAACCATATTAAAATTAACGACAGTGATGCTGATAGAAAAGGCACAATTCAAAAAACTACAGTAGTAGATGTTGAAGCCGGAACAGGTACACACAAATTCAGCACTACACAAAAAGGTGCGGCAGATGGTTTATATCAGATTAGTAAGGTTACTGACACTCAGTCTTTTCAACTTAAGACAAACAAAGAAATTACAAACAGAAAAATTGCACTAGATAAAACAAGTATTGATCAGCAAAATAACGCTGTCTATCTTGTAGACCACGGACTAGTAAATGGTACTCCGCTTACATTAACAACAACTGGTACAGCACCAGGAGGCTTAAACGATGGTAGTACTACACAATTCTTTGCGATAAGAGTAAATGATGACTACTTTAGGGTAGCGGCACTTGAAGAAGATGTAAACAATAATGTATATGTCACCTTAGATACTTTAGGTACAGGTACTAATACATTTACAACTTCAAGCATCAGTGGTGAAATTCAAGCAAGTGGTACAGTTTCTATTACAGATGGAAGCAAAGTTGTAACAGGTCTAGGAACAAACTTTAATTCACAATTTAATGCAGGCGAAAAATTTATTGCGTTTGTTGGAGAATCAACAACAGATTTAAATGTTACAGCAGTAAACCAGTCAACAAACGTGTTCACAGATGCAGGACACGGTTTAAGTGACGGTGATTTGTTAAGATCACTGCGTGACACAGCAGACTTTGACAAAGGTGATTTAGTATATGCCAATGCAATTGATACTGATACATTTACTATTCATTCATTAAGATCAGATGGCGTAAGTGGATTAAATCCTATTGACATTACAGAATCAAACACAGGTGCTGTATTCACAAGAGTAACTGCAATAGGTAGCACAGTAGAAGCAGATATCGACTTTGTTAATAGTCCAAAACGTATTACTTTGAAATCTGCAGTAAGCACAACAGGAAGTGGATTAAAATATGCACTGAAAACAAGCGTACTAGTTAGATCAAATGGTTTTGCATTACATAGACCATTCGATGGTGGTGTAGATCTAGTTCCAGCACAGAATCCAGACGGACACATGATTAGGCAGACACGCAAGTACTTCCGTTATCAGTCAGGTAAAGGTATTCAAATTTCAAATGGTATTAACTTTAGCCCAAGTGTCCCGATCATGGAAATGCGTTTAGAAACTACAGACAGTTCGCAACATGCAATTATTAAAACTAGATATCCACACAGAATGACCACAGGCACTAGCATCAAGGTAGAAGATGCAACAGTAACAAGTGGCACAAACTATTGGAACGGCACATTTATTGTACAAAGAATTGTAAATCAATATGAATTTGAAGTTGACCTAACTGGTACTCCTGATGATACATTTGCAATGGGTTCACCTAGTTTTGTTGTAAACAGTTGGAACGGTGCTGTGATTAGATCAGGATTAATGGATGATCAAAATGGATTGTTCTTTGAATATGATGGACAAAAATTATATTGTGTGCATAGATCAAGCACATATCAAATCAGTGGCAACTGTTCAGTTGCTAAGGGATCTGCACAACTAAGCGGTGTTGATACTAAATTCTTATCACAGGTTGCAGTAGATGACAAACTTGTAATTAGAGGACAGACATATAGAATTACAAGAATTGATTCAAACAGTTCATTGTTCTTCATGCCAAGTTACAGAGGACAAGACGCTGATGCAGTAGTTGTTTCAAAAGTAATTGATAAAAAGGTAGCACAAGAAAACTGGAGTGTTGATCCATGTGACGGAACAGGACCTACAGGATATGTTCTTAACATTCATAAAATGCAGATGGCATACGTAGACTACAGTTGGTATGGTGCTGGTAAAGTACGTTTTGGTTTCAAAGATCAAAACGGTCGTGTAAAATATGTACACGAGTTTATCAACAACAACAAACAAACAGAAGCATACATGCGTTCAGGTAACTTGCCTGTAAGATATGAATTAGAAAATATTGGAAATCCAAGTTATGTTCCAAGTCTAGCACACTGGGGAACTTCAGTGATCATGGATGGACGTTTTGATCAAGATGACTCATACGTCTTTGCCGCAAGTGCAAGAAACATTGCAATTAGTGGTGATGCATCATTAACAGTAAGTGCAAAAGTAGAACATGATGACAAATATAGAATTAAAGATCCTGCAAATAACTATCCAGAAGCAGGTTTTGCATTAACACTAGCGGCTTCTGATCCAATTAACAATGCAATTTTTGAAGGAGCAACTATTACAGGTGCTAATCTTGCAACAGGAACAAAAGTAACAAATCCAGAAGGCGCATTAGGTGCTTTAAGACTTCCAGTGCAACCATACTTTCCAAGTGTAATAAGTGCAACTGGAGGCGACTTTACTGGTACAGACATTGAAAACGAATCAGTTAGATCGTTACTATTAATTGATAAAGAACCAACTGGTACAGCAGTATCAGATTCAAACTACACAGTAACACTAGCGAGTGCCGCTACAAGTAAAACAGTTGATCAACCATTGATTAGTATTAGACTAGCACCAAGTGTTGATACAGGTATTCCGGGCGGACTAGGTGAAAGAGAATTGATCAACAGAATGCAGTTGATTATGGAAAGTGTACAGGTATTAACTACACACGCTGTAGAAGTAAATCTTGTACTAAACGGATTACTTGACAGAAACGATTGGAAACAAGTTAACAGACCAAGTTTAGCACAACTTGTTTATCACGAAGCAGGTGATCAAATTATTGGTGGAACAAAAGTATTCAGTTTCAAGGCAGACGGTACAGAAGGAACAGCAGACAGAATTCTAAAAGGCACATTGGTCGGATTGGATCATTTAGATGCAATCGGTAACAGTATTTTAGGTGGTGACGCTGTGTTCCCAGATGGTCCTGATGTTTTAAGTATTGTAGTAAGAGTTATTGAAGATCCATCAACAGTATCAAACTCTAATCCTGCTATCATTAGCGGTAAGATTAGTTGGAATGAATCACAATCATAAGGCTATGAAAATGAACGAACATTTTGTAAGAATTATCTTCGAACAAGCACAACCAAAAAACTTTGTAAAAATATTTGCGGGTGCAATGGCTAGTACCGTAAATGAAAGTTTATTGGAAAGTGAGCAAAGTGTAATTTTTGAACAGTATGAAACTACCGAAGGTCACTATGTGTTTGAAGTTGCTCTGCAATATGATTTGGACAATGCTACAGCAGATGCTATGGTTGACAAAATTTCCAAAAAGATTCCCGGAGAATATACAATTGAAATTTCCGGTGAAGGACACACTCTACAATAAATTGGCAAAATAAGTCATTGCTCTTTACAACTTTTTAGTGTATATTATGTATAGTATGTTTAATTTAATTAAACTATTATTCAATAATAATAAAAAGGAGAAAGCACAAATGGCTAGAACTAAGCAATATGTGACTTACACAAGAGAATTTACAAAAGGTAATGTAAATTCAAAAATCGGCGTATTCGTTGAACCAGCAAATTCATTCATGGTAAATGGTGAAGTAAACGGTGGTGCAATTAAATTCGCAAACCTTAAAATTAAAAGACCAACTGCAACAAAAAAATTAATTGATGCTGGTTATGATTTTAACGTAAGAGTATTAGGTACAGGTTCTTTACAATCTGCACTTAACATGAAAGAACAAGTAATTGATCTTTTATCACAAACTAACAAAACTGTAATCAACACAGTAGCGTAAGTTTTTTGTCCAATTAGGCCCTTTATGGGCCTTTTTGGCTATCAAGAAGTTGACTTTCCCAATAACATTTGTTATTATATACAAGATGCTTAGGACAAGCATAAATTTACTGGAGAAATAGAATGAACGAATCAATTCAATTTAAAGTGTTGACTGCACTACAAAATGGTCAGGAACTTACTGCAAAGCAGATCAAAGCACGTTATGGTGCTGGCAATCCTGCGGCTGTAATTCAAGCACTACGTTTTAGTGGATTTCCAATCTACTGCAACAACGTGACTGACACAAAAGGTCGTGAGTACAACAAATACCGTTTAGGTACAGCAAGCCGCAAGGTTGTAGCCGCTGGTTACAAAGCACTTGCTAAAGGCTTGGTAGCCTAAGGAGATTTTGGGGGGTTTAAACCCCCCATTATTTTTATCATGCAAAAAGAATATCTACCAGAAAAAGTTACAATTACCTGCACTGATAACGATATGCAGAAAGAAGCATATCTTGACAAATACGATGAAGGTAAATTCATGGAAGTAATCGTTAATACAGTGCGTTTAAGGCTGGTTTGGAATGGCAAGTTATACATTGGAAACATGACAGGACTTGAATTTACAGCACAAGCACCAGCAACCACAATCATCAGACAAGGACGTTAAAGTACATAGTTTGATAAATACTTCAGTAAGGAGTATAACCTATGGACTTTAGAAAATTAATAGATCAATTAGATAGTATTAACAGCGAAGCAAAAGAAAAAGTTCGCGAACCATATACTATTGCAAAAGCAGTTCAGGACATTAATAATATTGCTGTAAGTGAACCTAGCAAATCAGACACAAGATTCAGCAGTGCAAACATCAAAAGATTTGCAGATAAGAAAACTGAAATTGCATATAAAATCAGAGAATTATCAAGTCGTATTAAAAACAACGACGAATTATCAATTTACCTAAGTGATCTTGCAAACATGATCACAGGTGATCCACACAACATCAAAGAGCGTCCTACTCAACAGCATATGGATCTAATTAAAACTGCTATTCTAAAGCACAAAGAAATGGATAATCCTAGAGATCCTGATTCAGATATTCCTTACGATGACAATGCTGATGATGACGATGAGCCTAAAGAAGACTTGGCACAAGACTTGGCACACATGAAAGACCTTGTTAAAGGTATTGCTAAGAATCCATTTAAAGGCGATAAAGTTGCTAAAAAGATTAACAAAAAACACGGTAAAGATCTAGCAGGAAACGACCTCAAGAAAGAAGGTCAGTATGACGGCAAGAGCCGTGAAGAATTACTAAAAATGAAAGCCGATGCTGAAGCAAGTATGAAAGATATGAAATCTAGCGGCAACGATCCACAAAGTAAATTCTATGACGAAACACAAATGATGATGGCACAACAGCATTTGGATTCTATCAATAATGCATTAAAAAAACTAGGCGTTACACAAGAAGGTATCAAGGTAACGCAGGAAGCACAAATGGACGCTAACGCACTCAAGGCATGGTATAACAAATACGAAGACAAACAATCATGGGATGCCTATGGTTTAGCACATGGGTTCTTTAAATGGAAACTAGATAGTGGTATTGCTACAGATAGTATGGAAAGAAGCGAAGTCCAAGCACTAATCAAAAAGTTTGGTGAAGAAGAAGTTATGGATGATCCTTTTGCCGCTATGGAAAAGGCTCCAGAACTTGCTCCTATCACAACTGCTATGCACGACGAGTTCAGTAAGATTGTAGGTAAAAAATATCCAGACGAAGAAGACTTCGAGAAAGCATCTAACCTAATTCAAGACATCGACGAAGCAGTTAAAGAAAATATTAACTTAAATGATAAAGAACTAGCAGACGCAGTGTTTAAAGCAATAGACCTAGCAGACAAGTTAGGCGTAAATTATGCTGTTGACAAAGTAGCAGAATTTGCAGAAGATCTGTATAGTGCAGTAAACGGAACAAATGAATCAATAAACGAAAGTTTACTTCCAAAAAGTCATAAAGTACTAAAACTTGTTATCGACGATATTAAAAAACTAAAAGCAGAACAAGACGAAATGGCGAAACAAGGATATGACGAAGATGTTGAAATGATTCAAAGACGTCTAAAAGATTTAATTCAAATTGCAGATCTTGTAAAGGATGGCGGATACATTGACGGTGTAGACACAGCAGTACAAGACGAAGTTGTTGACTATTATAGCAAAGCAGGTGAACCGTTATCATTTGCTAAAGAAGCAACAAATGAATCTAAGGCTTGCAACTGTGATGAAAATTGTCCATGCGGTGGAAACTGTGGGGATGACTGTAATTGCCAGGCAGGATGCAGTTCTATGAATGAAAACAGTGAGCCAGAATGGTTTCAAGGCTTAACAAATGTTACACTTAACGGTGACGAGTTTTATGAAACTTTTGGTTGGATTGGCATTGACGAAGATACCGTTGAAGAAGCAGAATATCAAGGACGTAAAGTTAAACTAGGCAAACCAATGCGTGGCGATGTTAAAAAGTTTAAGGTATACGTCAAGAATCCAAAAGGTAATGTAGTTAAAGTAAACTTCGGCGATCCGGATATGAAGATTAAAAAATCAAATCCAGCAAGACGCAAAAGTTTCCGTGCTAGACACAACTGTGACTCACCAGGTCCTAGACATAAAGCACGTTATTGGTCATGCAGAAAATGGTAATACAAAATGTTTTTAAAGGAACTTTTCTCTCAACCCGAAACTGATCATAAAGTAGTAGAAACACTAATAGACGATGTGTGTTTTTACATGATGAATGAGGATGAATTACAAAAAGAATACTTCCTTCCAGCAGTAAAGCAACTAAAAGCAAAAAAAATACTTGACAATATGGAAGAATGCTATAAAGTGTTTACACCAATGGCGGAAGCAGGTTGTCAAAAATACTATGAAGAATTTAAAGTTGAGGGCAAGTATGATGAAGTGTTTACACCAGAATGCATGGAAGGTGTATGTAAAAAATTTACTGAGTCACAGATTCAATTTATCAAAGACGGCCACTACGACATGGAGCAATAGCCATGCGTATTAATCAATTATTTGAAGCACCTAAAAAAACAGCAGTTGTAGCATGGGGTAGAATGAACCCTCCTACAATAGGACACCGAAAAGTAATTGATGTTGTGAAACAAAATGCACAACGCTTCATGGGTGATCCAATTTTATTTTTAAGCAAAACACAAAACAGTAAAAAAGACCCTCTTTCATTTGCAGAAAAAGTACACTTTGCAGGAGAAATGTTTAATATTAAAGTTGACAGAAACACAAGTGTAAAAACAATTATTCAGATGTTTCAGCAACTGCAAGGGCAAGGGTATGACAACGTAATTCTTGTAGCAGGTAGTGACAGGGTGCAACAGTATCAAGATCTTATTGACAAGTACAATAACAAAGCAGACAAGAGTGGTGAAATTCCTTTTAAGTTTGCCAATGCAAAAGTAGTTAGCAGTGGTGAACGTGATCCTGATGCAGATGGCGTAGAAGGTATGAGTGCAAGTAAACTTAGACAGTTTGCCGCCGATAATAATTTTGATAGTTTCAAACAAGGTGTTGCAGGCAACGAAAATCTTGCAAAACAGATGTTCAACAGGGTGCGTCAAGGCATGGGCATTCAAGAGGTTTTTGGCTTTGCAACAAGAACACCTAAAAGATACACAGTTAAAAAACGTCCGCCTGAAAAAGACGAACAAAATTTAAACCAGCGTGTAAAAGATAGACTACAGCAAATTAGACAAGATGCTAAAAAAGAAAAAACTGATGAAGTAGCAGGCGTAGGTATTATCACTAAGCAAAACACTACTAAAGATGTTAAGAAAGGTACCTTAAAGAAAATGATGAAGGACCTTAAATTAACATGAAAATAGAAGAACTAAAAAGACTTGCTGGTATAACAAACGAATTTAAAGGCCAAAAGCCTTTTGAAATGTCACAGTTAGAAAACATGAGTAAGACTGCGGCAGAAGTAGTAAAGAAGCAGAAAGATAACAACATAAAGCCGGGCGATCCGGAATGGTTTAAACTTTGGTTTAGCCGTCCACTTATGAATCAATCAGGCTTTAAAGGATTTAGAGGGCGTAAGAAAAATGGGTAAACCTATTGTATATCTAGACATGGACGGTGTACTTGCAGACTTCTTTTCTGAATATGCAAAAATGGCCGGTGTCAAAGGCTATAGAGATATTCCTGCTGATAAAGTTAATCCAACACTAGATGCAATGATTGGTACAGACTTTTTTGCACGTTTGCCTATGTTTCCTAGTGTTCCTGCTCTATTAAAATTAGTATTAAGTTATGTAGACTATTACAATATTTGTTCAAGTCCGTTACGCGGTGATGGTTCAAACAGTGAAAAGCACAAAAAAGTTTGGATCAAAGAACATCTTCGTCCATTACCAAAGGAAATTATTATTACTAATAATAAACCTAAGTGGGCTAAACAACCGGACGGTACCCCGAACATTCTCATAGACGATAGGGGTCTTAACATTAATGGCTGGAATCAGGCTGGTGGGATTGGCATCAAATATCAGGCAGACGAAGACAGTCTAGAAATAGTTAAACGCGGATTAGAACAAGCATTTGCTAGTGAAGATGAGCAAGATGATGCCAAATACGAAAGGCATGAACTACCACAAATTACAAAAAAGATTCTAAAGGCTATTCCACATACTTTTGAAACAGTAGACCTAAGCAGTATTCAACCACAGCAAAAAGAACGTATTACAGAAAATTTACAAAGGCAATACAAGCGTATCGTAGAAAACAAATATAATCCTATCGTAGTAGACAAAGACTATCGTATCCTTAACGGACATCATAGATATGAAGTTCTTAAACAACTTAATAGTCAATACATTGACGTAGCAAAAGTACCTTTTACTGTAGAACAAGTATTAGCAACAATAAAAAAGGTTAGCAACAACAAAGAAAGCATTGAAGAAATTACACGCAGAGATCTGCTGAAAGGTTTCGGTGCCGCTACTGCAGGAGCAGTAGTGGGTGCAAAGGTTGACATTGCCAAGGCCGCTGATGCTGTAGGTGGCAAGTTTGATCCTAACACACTAGAATCGGGAGATACTTATTACAAAGTTACAATACGTTCGCCACACGGAAGAATAGTAAAATATCATAGAAGCGATTCTTATTCAGATGTAAAAGAACTGGAAAAAGAATATGAAGAAATACTAAGACAGTATAACATAGGTAGTCATCAACTAGAAGTAGCGAAGTATAGAAAAAGATGAGAATATTTGAAGTAGTTGAAAACTTTGCTGATGGTAAGAAAAAAGGCAAAAGCAGACCCGGGCGTGTAAAACGTGCAGGTGCTAGTTGTAACGGCAGTGTTACAAGTTTACGCAAAAAGGCTAAAAATGCCAGTGGCGAAAAAGCCAAGATGTATCACTGGTGTGCAAATATGAAGTCGGGTCGTAAGAAGGGCTAAATAACACTATGCGTATAAAAGATTTAAACAGACCAATTAAAGCACGTGATCCAAATGCACAAACCATGCAGGATATTCGCCGTAGTGGTGCCGCAGGAGCACACAAAGACAAAACAAAGATTATTCCACGCAAACAAAAAAATCAAAAAATTAGTTTAGAGGATAAGTTTCAACAGTACATGGAAGCAGATCCAAATGAACTAGGTGCAATGAACGATAAAATGCGTGATACACTAGATAAAGTAAACAAAGACGATCAAGACATGTACAAAAAACACATGCAACAGCGTGAAAAAGAACGTGTAGAAAAAGCCGCTGAATTAGGTGACGCAGGTATGCAGGATTATATTGCTAGACTAAAGAGCCACGATTGGACATATGATTATTCAGATGATCACAGTGTATGGCAAAGAGGGACTGCTGAAAGAAATGAAATACGTAGACTACAACAAATTTTAGATCCAAACTTTGAAGTTTATAATCAACATGCTCCAGACATGTACAAAATTAAAAGAAACCCTGAGCCATCTATGGAAAGCAGACAACCTGGCAATTTATGGAAAGAATTAGAAAAACTTGATGAAGTAGCATCAGCAGGTGCAACTTCAGCAGGCAACGTAGCGACTGTAACAAGTCCACACATTGCGATCGGCGATAAAAAGGCACGTAAAAAATACGGTAGTCTCGCTGGTGCTGTACCTAAGCCACCAAAAGCAAAAATGCAAAAACCAACTGATAACGCTCTAGATATGAAAGGTACTAGTATCTTTGGCGGTAAAGCAATTAAGAGGTAACACTATGACTAGAGAAGAACATTTAAATCAATTGTTTGAAGGTAGTGACGATGCACCGCACGACCATGAGGCGGATATGGCTCGTTCTCAGTTATATAGAACAGCACAAAAAGCAGTAGCACTATTCAAAATGATTCAATCCGGCGACAATCTAGAAGGTTGGACAGCCGCAAAAATTACTAAGGCCGCTGATTACTTAGACAGCGTTCACAACTACATGACTTACGAAATGGTTAAACAACAAGAAATGTCAAGAATGAAAGCAGTAGTAAGTGCTGAAGATTCTTACTTTGAATCGTTAGAAGAAAAATTAGATGAATCTCTAAATGAAAAGTCAAAAGGTCTTTACTATTATGTAAACAAGCGTAAAAAAGCAGGCACTAGTAGACCAAAAGGACACAAAGACGCACCTACAGATCAAGATTGGAAAAACGCCGCTAAGACTGCAAAAGAAAGTGTAGAACCAAAATGCCCAGACTGTGGTAAACCAAGTTATACTACCTTACCTGAAGAAAAGCAAAAAGGTGTAGATGGTAAAGTATGCTGGAAAGGCTACAAGCGTATGGGCACTAAGAAAAAAGGCGGCAAAACAGTAGACAACTGTGTAAAAATGTAATGAGGTTTAATGAAATTTACAGTGAGGCCTGGAGCAGTAAATATAAAAAGTCGATTGATTGCAGTAACCCAAAAGGGTTTTCTCAAAAGGCGCACTGTGCAGGAAGAAAAGCAAGAAAAGCAGGAAAGAAAACAAAAAGTAAATCGGTAGGATAATATGGACTTTAATAATATCTTAAACAAGTTTGATGATCTAGGAATTATAAACAAAGGGTTTACACCTGACGATCCTGTAGCAGTAGCACAACAGGAAAAGAAAATGATGACTCCTCCTAGCACTGAACAAGATCATGCACGTATGGTTTCTGAAAGTGTAGCGGGCAAACATATTCCCGGAGTGAGCGATATTAAAGCAACAGACATGGCGGCACTTGCTGGTGTAAGCAGAACAACTAAAGTTGCACCACAAACGACAATGAGTGTTGACCCTACACCCCCACTAAGACCAAGTCCAACACAGCCTAATCCAAATGTAGATTTTGATACTGTGATGTCAAGACTAGATGCAATTGAAACAAAATTACAAAAAGTATTTGAAGCGATTGAACCAGCAAAGCCTATGCAAGAAGGTAACTTAACAGTAAAGCGTAGAGAATTTACAGGAAACCTAGCAATGGCTATGGATCAATTGGTTGATAAAAGCAAAGACAACGAAAAGGTAATCAACACAATTCAAAAATTGTACAAACTTGCAACAGGCAAAGATGTAACTTATGATTCTAAACACGACACGTTTACTGTTTTAGATCCAAGACAAAGACAAGAAGCACCCAAGCCTAGCAGAGACTACGATTCTTTGTTTAAAGACTACCTTAAAAGGTAACCATGGCATTCCTAGTACATAACTTACCACCCGTAGAAGTCTATGTAAAAAAAGAATACCTGTATGACCATCAAAAGGGCCACGGAGAACTTACTCCAGGTATGTGGATCAGCATTAGAAGTATACAAGGCAAGGCCTTATACTTTGAAACACTGCTATTAGAGTATGGTGCATTGTACGATAAACTTCCTATATCAGCGTTTGTATGGAAAGAAGATTACGATAAAGACAATCAACTTCCACTAGACACACTACAAATATGGGACTGTTTTGATTATGACATCACTGTCATTAAAAAGCCTATGCTATCTAATTGTGAATTCTTTGGCAAGGATCGTAAAATGCACAAAGGTGAATACATGTTTACCTTAGATACCTGTCATGCACAGAGTTCAACACTTGATACCAATTTCAGTGAACATGATCCAGAACATAAAACATTCAATATTATAAAATTAGATAATGGACAAATTGCCGCACAGCCAAACAACAGAGTTGTGTTCACAGATCAAAGCCTGGTACCTGCAGAACGTAAGACACCAGATTTTAAAGTTTGCACACAAAACTATACAGTAGAAAACACACCCAAGTGGAGTGTAGGACACACAGATGAATGGGCCTACAAAGATAAAGGTGAGGGACTTAAAGATTAAAAATCCAATCACACACGACTCTGACGAAGATATTTTTTGGAAAAATGCAGATCCTGATCATCTTTGGTTAATGGACAAACTGATATTGAGTCGGAAACTAGGATATACTTGCGGTCCTACAGGCCTTGACGTACCAATGCCTGGATACTATATTGTCAGACCTTGTGTAAATCTTATGGGGTTAGGACTAGGTGCTGAAAAGGTTTACATAGAAAAAGAAACCATGCATTTGCCATTGGGATATTTTTGGTGCGAGTGGTTTGAAGGCAGACATCTAAGTGTAGACTATCAATATGGACTTCCGAAATTGTGTGTTGAAGGATTCAAAAAACCAGATACATTTACACGCTGGGACCGATGGGTAAAGACAAATGACTTTGTGCATTTTCCAGATGTTCTAGATGACTTTATACATTATCCCAAAGTGAACTGTGAATTTATAGGCGGTAAATTAATCGAAGTTCATTTACGAGGCAATCCTGATTTTGAGGAAGATATTCAAGAGTTTATTCCTGTTTGGAACGGTCAAAGCACAGTTCCTCCAAAAGGTTATCGCTACGTAGACTATCCAGATGTACACGATCGTATCGGTGCATTCATAAAATAAAATAGTGGTTGACTTCTAGCATAAATCATAATATAATATAGAAATAAATTAATGAAGGAGACTCATATGAGTTCAAAAGTTTTTGGCCCTGAAGAAAAGGCTAAACTGCAACAGGTTATCAACGACGGTGTTAACGTAAAGCAAGAAGTAGAAGATCTTACTGAAGGTCTTAGAGACACTGTAAAGGCTGTTGCTGAAGAACTAGATCTTAAGCCAAGTTTGATCAACAAAGCGATTAGCATTGCACACAAATCAAACTGGAGTGAAGTATCTAGCGACTTTGACGACTTAGAAGGGATTATTGTTACTACTGGCCGAGACAAGTAGTGATGGTCGACAAAGTAAAAAGTTTTTGGGTAAACAGTTATACGTCTGACAAGACAGCATTTGTTTACGAACTTATAAGTTTTATATTTACAGTTGGTGCAAGTATGACACTGGCTGTAACTGCTAAAGACCCAAACATGTTAATTGTTTACCCAGGGTTTTTTGTAGGAAG